AGTTGCTGATACAGACTCAAGCATTGCCATTTCTAAATAATCAGTAAATCTAGCTCTGGTATCACCTTCGGCTTTTAAGTACCATAAGTATCCATTCTGACCGTCTTCACCAGAAACTTCAACCCAACCAATTGCAGACGCATCAGATCCAGAGATCTCATACTTGTCTTTTAATATGATTGGCTTGTTAGTTCTAGATTTGAACTGTGGAGTGTTAGCACCTACTCTACCTACAGAACCTTTAACATATTCAGATCCATAAACAAGAACAGTTAAATCACTAGATAAGTTAGCATTACCTGCAGCATTACCATCGTATCTTTCACATTCGATCTGTGCAGTACCTGAAGTAGTTACACTGTTTACAAATACTTGAACAGTAGTGTTAGCGTCAGCTACTAATAGCATATCACCTGGACGAATCCCGTGATCAAGACCTGAGTTACCAACCGCGGTACCATCAACGTCAGTTGCAGCAGTCATAGTTAATCTTAAAGACCCAGAGTTATCAGCACCTGTTACAGCTTTATATGTTAAATGTAATCTACCTTGCTCAGACCAAATTACTTGATCAGCGCTCATAGATTCTTCAGCTCCTACTTGTGATAAGAAACCTGAGATAGTTCTGTTTCCAAAAACCTCAGCTTCTTTCTCCATAAGATCTGGTAAATATTGTTGTGCCCATCCATTTGTATTACCTGATCCACCAGAAGTGAAATCGATGTAATTGGTAGCCAACGTTTGTTTCATTGCAGCTGGAGTATATCCAGCAGCGGGTACGCCTGTTACAGCCATAATTTTTAATTTTTAAATTAATAGTTTATTTTCGTTTTCTAATTCTTAGCTTCATGTCATTAGAATCTTCACCTAATACTTTAAACTTAATACCTCCTTCACCTTCATAAACTTTATGAGATTCCCTCGATGTGTTAATGTTCTTAGATTCAGCAATAGTCTGCTTTACAGCATCAGTCTTGCCTTGTTCATAGAAATGTTTAGCTATTGCATCAGGATTCATAGCGGTGAATAAGCCCTTGTGATAACCAGCAGCATCGTCCATAACATTGTTTTCGTTTAGGAACTTCCCAACGAAGTTGTTAATATCAACTTGCTTGTTTTTTAAAGCGGCTACATCTTGAATATTGTACTTGATCTTTTTGTCACCTATATTAAACTCAAAACCATCAAAGTTTTCAAAAACTTTATTTGTCTTGCTTAAAAAGGTTTCTTGCTGATCTCGAACAATTTGTTCGTTCTGCTTTTCTTCCTGACTATAACTATTGAAAAACTCAACTGCTTTCTGTTGCTCTTCTGTGAGCTTACTTCCAGCTTTGATTTCATCATAGTATTTAGACTTTTGCCCGTCTAAGTAGGTTTTAGCCAAAGCAACTTGCTCTTTCATGGCTAATTTTTTTCTTAATATTTCTTTCTCATCTGCAGAATCTTCATCGTAAGAAAACTGATCTTCTAACATGAAGTTTATTTCATCTGTGTTTAGATGAGGTTTTGTCTTTTTATAATAATCATTTAGTATTTCTGAATCGTCCATATCTTCTATATTAGTATTCAGTCTTACATAATCATTAATGTCTCCACCAGTTTCATTCATAAACTCAACTAGCTTTTGTACATTTTCAGGTACGTCTAAAAATTCCTCAACAGCTTCTTCTAAAGTCTCTTCCTGTGTTTCGGCTTGCGGTTGTACCTCTTCTTGTTCTTGTGGGGCATTGGCATCTTCATCGACTCCAACCACTCCCTCGTTGACAGTGTTATCTTCTGCAACTTCTGTTGTTTCTGTGGTTTCATTTTCTTCTGGTATTGTTTCTGTTGGTATTTTTGTTAAATCTAATCTTATGTCACCATCTTCATTTATTGATACTGGTGACTCTTCTTGTTTTTCTTCAACCTGAGGTTCTGTAGTTTGCTCTACAGTTTCTTGTGTAGTCTCCTCGACTACGTCTTTGTTTTCTTCCATGATATAATAATATTAAATAATTAGTTACTAGACAAACCAGCTACGCCCATACCGCTACCTAAGCTGTCGTTACCTGCAGACTCAAAATTCTTAGGAGTTGTTTCGTTCTTTTTTTGATCGATTAATTGGCTTTGTTGGCTAGCTTGTTCTCTTTGTCTTCTGTCTTTTCTATCTTCTTTACTTTCTTCTTTACCTTTGCTATTGCTAGCGTCTACCTCTCTAAGCTTCATGTTTATTGCAAACTCATGATCCATTAGTTTCATTTTCATTTCAGCTTCTTGTTGCATATACTGAACCTTCATAGCATTTCTTTTTTCTTCCATTTGCATATCAGCTTCTACCTTTGCTTGGTTTTTCTGCATTTCAGCTTGTGCTTGAGCTTGTGCTGCTTGCTGTTGAGATTCTCCTTGAGCTTTTATATTTTGTTGTTGTAAAGCTTGATCTCTTTCTAGTTTCTTTTTCTTTTTATACTTTATCAACTGGTTAGCCATCTTTAAATTCTTAACCTGCCTTATGTCAATAGCGTCATCAACATCTAAACTTTTTTGCTGAATAGCCATTTGAATGTTGTTTTCAAGTATTTGTCTTTCTTCTTCGTCTGGCATTAAATCTATAAATATACCAAAGTCATACAAGTGTAGCTCTTTCATTTCATCTAGTGTAGCTACGTTATGAGCACCTATTTGTTGTATAAAAGCGTCTTTTGTTGGTGAATATTCTAGTATGTCAGATATTCTAAGTGATATTTTTTCAGCTGTTTCTACAGTTAAAAATAACGATGCATCTAATATATGTCTTGTTGCTACATTAGAATTTGCTGCAGCTAATTTTTGTATACCAACTAGTGATCTTGAATCTGGAGTTGAAGCATCTCTAGCTTCGTTAAGACCAGTCACATCTCTAATCATCTGTAGGTAGTAGTTATAGTTACCTATAAGTGCTTGTAATTTATTGCCCGCGCCAGCTCCATTTGAAATTTCTTGTATAGGTATTTTTCCTGGGTTCTGATCACCATCTTGAGTAAACGATCTACCAACAACCGAACCTGTTTGAAAGAACATGTTTAAAGCTTCTTGAGCGTTATAATTTGTTCCATTACCTAAATCAACCTCTGCTAAACCATCTATGTCTAAATAAACACCGTCAGGAACCATTCTAGATAACACCTGTTGAAGTTTAAGATGAGTTAGTTGTATCATGTCAGCAAAGCTAGTAATTCTGCTTACAAGTGATTCTATTTTACCTCTATACATTTTTGGAGCTACAATAGAGTAATTCATCTTAACTTTATTGTAATCACTTTTAGATCTCATCATGTTATCAGCTTTCTCCCACTTTAACATAATCTCTGTTCCAACTATTTTAACACCTTCAAATAAACATTCAACTGATCTCTGTATTCTAGAGTAATCAGCAGCATCAGTAGGTGGTTTAAATGTATCGTCTCTTTTTATAGATTTTTGAGCTCCTGAAGATAAAGTTTTAACTTTATAAACATCATTCATATATGTTTTATAGTTAAAGTACAATAAAGTTACTTTGTTTTTATCTTTGCTACCTTGTTTTTGGTATTTTTTAGCGTTATGGCTGGAATATAATTTAGAAACAGTTTCCAAGTCCGTCTGTGATAAATGTGGAAACTCTTTTGCTAACTCATTTATAGGTATTTCTTTTATTTCACCAACATAATATATATCATCAAAATAAGGTGAATCAGTGTATGAGTACACTAAACTAGCTGGATCTACATATTCTACTTTAGCTCCTTCTGACCAGTTAAAGTTAGTTTTAGTTGCAGCAATACCTAAAACAGTTAAATCTTCTAAACATCTTCTTCTTGTTAAATCATATTTACAACCTTCCATTAATGTGTTTACAGCTGTTTCATTTGCAACTTCAACTGCTTGTTTATAAGTCAACTGCATGTGTAATTCTAACTCACCTTTTGTATCTGGTAAATCAGCCGGATTGTTTTGGTACATATCTATGTTTAACTGTTGCTTTGCAGCGTCATTAAACTCTTTGGTTTGCATATCAGCTATCATGCTCTCCATGTACTCTGTTCTTTTTGATACTCCGTATTGATCTTGTGAATATGCTTTTAGTTCGTAACCTCTACCAGCCATACCGTTAACAACAATATCAACAAACTTTGGTATAATAGGTACTGGTGTCCAGTCTAAATTAAGATAAGACAAATCACCGTTTATAGATAACTCATCTTTGTATTTTTGTATTGATTGTTCTCCTCTTGCATATAATCTTAAGCTGTGAAACTTTCTATTAGTATGTGAGTACCTGTGAGAACCAGCTTCATCAAACCATTCTGATTCGATTGCTTGACCCACTTGTAATCCATATTTATTAGTAATTTTTTCTAAATCACTAACAACTTGAGAAGGAAAATTTTTATGTACAGACTCTGCCATATTATCGTTTAATTATTGTTGAATTCGTTCCTTTGTTATTATATCTTGATATACTTATATTAACTGGTTGTCTTGTTTGTTTTGGGTTAGGTCTATATAAATGTCTATTACAAGCCATTATCGCTAATCCAGAGCTAATTGTTGCATCATACTTTGTTCTTTTATTTATATCAAACTTGCTCCAATCATTTAGTGTTCTATTAAAATACATGTTACCGTATTTACCATCACCAACATCGCCGACTTTTTGTTGAATATACATCTCAATAGCTGCGGCATGTGCTTGTTTTATATCTTCACTTGTATTTGGTATTCCACCTATTTCTTTTTCTGTTACAGATAACTTATTCCATATTTTATCTGGTCTGTTCATACTGTAACCTCTGTAACCTCTACGTCTTAAGTAGTACAACAGTCTCGGTTTGTTATTCTCAGCAAGCATTGGCATACCGTAAAAAACTAAAGCACAAAGTATATCTTCAAAAAATATATCAGCAGTTTGTGGTCTAGCTATATATTCTAAAAAAAACTGACTAGGTGGAGCATCTTCCATACTAAACTTAGTCAACCCATGTAAAGCACCTTTAGAACCTTTACCATCTACTGTTCCTGATATATCGTAAGAGTCACATCCAAAAGCCCCCATGTGTTCATTCGCAGGGTATTTAATACCATTTTTTAGTATTAT